TAGAACATTCATAATTACACGTGGATTTAAACCTGAACCTGACATGGCGTTATTAATGTCACCCCACATATACTTATCTTTATTAGATTCTTCAATTGATTCTCCGAGTACCGCATCTACACTTCCGCTTGGTACTGTGTTTGGATTAGCCTTCATTTGTTTAAGGCCTTTCTTAATAGCTTCAGCAGAGTTACGGGCCTTTACATCAACTGTTTGACCTTTAAAGAGTTTACCAGCTTTCTTAGTGATAGTAACTGTCCAAAACTTAACTGCTTCATCGACTTCAACGGAATCTCTAAGAACAAACTTAACTTCTTTTGCTCCCCTAAAGAAATCCCTTAGCTTCTCATCGTTTGGAAAAACGATTTCATCCTTTTCAATTTGTTGAATTTCTCCTTTGTACTTTGGAAACTTCTTTTCAGCTTTTTTAATGAATGCTCTAATCATTCTTGGATTATAGACAATAGCTCTATTTTCTTTTAAAGAGGTTTCTTCTAAAATTGTTTTTGCGGCGTTTAATAATTCTTTCATTTTGATTTTTTACTCCAGTTAAGTGAAATTTCGTCAGTTGTTATTGGTCCACCTTTTGCCCATGTGTGACAGGCACGTGCAGAGTGACATTTAAAATGGTGCATCCAGCAATAACCAAGTTCACCATCATCATCTGAGGTTTTTCCTGGCATGCAGTCTTTCATTCGAGGAGATACATCAAAAGCTACACAGTTTTCACATAGTGATTTCTTTGCAGCTTCTTCTGTTGTTTTCCAGTAGTCGGCAATATCTTTCCAGTAACTGCCAGGTTCGTCTACATTGAGCGGACCGTAGTTGAATTCTTTAATAGTGGCATCACGATTTTTCGTGTTTACCTTTAAGTCTTGAGTTGCAACAGGGCAAGATGCATCTTCGCCATAAAGGGTTTCTTCTAAATCTTCTTTTTGGCCTTTATGCTGGGCCCACAAATCTTTATCTGCTGTAGTGCGGGTTTTACCTCCCGTTATAAATGAGTTAATACGAGCATAAGCCCATTGATGAGGTGTTGCTCCTGGGCGGTGACCTGTTTTCCAAGCAGCCATTCCGCGATCAAATACTTTTTTAAGAATGCCATACGAAATACCTGATTCGTCAGCTTTATTCTTAATGCCTTTAATTTGTTTTTCGCTTAGCTCTTTTGCATATAATAGAGCCTTTAGCTTTTCTTTAAATTCTTTTGTTCTACCATCAATTGTAGGACCTTTTGATTCTATAATGGTTTCATACTCATCTTTATAACTACTTACAAATTTTTTGTATGCTTCTTTTACTGAGGATGAGCTAGTAAAGTTTGCATCTTCGTAAATAAAATCAGTCCAAAAATCTTCACCTAAGATGATTTTACACTGTTCAATTAATCTTTGTTTTTGTAAGTTCATGAGTTCCCATTAAATTATAAATCTATTTATAATAAAGTCATCCTCCAAATTCGTGTCCAGCGACTCTTTTCATTTGTTTTTTATATTCTTCGAAATCTGGTTTTTTCTTGTAAAGCTTGATTGAAATCTCATCGCGGTCTTTACCTTTAATGCGCCATTTGAATCCCTTTTCCAAATGTTCAGGTTTAGTTGTCTTAACTACACGGCGTTTGAAACCATCTTCCCACGGTTCGCTTTTACCTTCGCCTTCCTCAAGACCTTCTGCGTACATGTTATATCCACGAACGTCTTCTTTGTCTTGCATTTTCTTTATAAACTTTTCTGCATCCGATTGGTTCTTAAAAGACTTTTTCATCTTTTTGCCATTCCACAATTCGACTGAAGCAATTACCTTTTTAGCTTCTTCGATATCTTCAGGCACACAATTGGGAACTTTCTTGTTTCCTTTTTTCTTCATGCCTACTTGTTTATATCCATCCCAACAATCTTCGGCTTGGCCAGGTGTATCTTTTTTATACGCCTTTGTCAATTCATCGGATGGATAATCATTGGCTTCTTTTTCTACAAATTCACCAAACTTTTTGCGATAAGCGAGTGTGTGTTTAGACACTTTAGTCTTTGCTCTAGCATCTCCAGGGGCAGGTTTATACGCCTTTGGATTATCATCAGACATTTTAGCCTGTTTATTAAACTGCGCAGACCTTTTATCCTTTGTCGACTTTGAAAGGTTTTTACCATAAGTTGGATTTAGTTTTTCAATAAAGTACTTTTTATCGTCTGTTGATATAACATAATTTGATTTACGTTCTTTAATAATTATTTCTACGTCTTTAGCGTACACCTTATCACCAACATTAAATATTTCACCCGAAATATATTGTTCTCTTTTTTCTGATATTGCTGGTAGTTGTATGTGCTTTCTAAAATTATTCATTTCCTTTAATCCCATTCTTTTACGAAGTAGATTAAAGAGTGTCATATCTTCGCCATACGCCTTTGGTAAACCCATTGTAAACGATTTAAAGTCTCCTTCGATTACAGCTTGTCGCATTTTAGATGCACTCATACCTGATACACCTTCAGCGTCTGGATCACGTTCGCCAGCTGATGCGATTTCAATACCATCTTTAAAGTTGTAATAGCCATGACGCCCTTTAGCACCATTGTATTGATTCAAAAGTTTTTGAAATTCTTTTACTCGATCTGATCCTACGACCATAGTGATTTTAGTAAACCCCTGATCAAATAATATTGATGCAATGTGTAGTGCTGTTTTTGCGTTTTTATCTTCGATAATGCTACGGCCGTGCTTTGGAAACATTTTGCGCATTACTTTAATTTTTTCTTTATATTCTAAAGGATTCTTTTTAGCGTCACTAGATTGTGAAGCGTAGATGCGATAATCATTTCCTCTTGCAAGTGATGCGACTTTAGCAAGCAATTTTCCATGTCCTATTGTAGGAGGATTAAACCTACCAAACGTAAAGATTACTTCTCTTTTTTTATCTTCGTTATATTCTTTAAATGATTTCATTTCTTTTTCGCTAAAGTAATTTTACGCTTATAGGCGCCACTCGCCATTTTCTCTTCTACCTGAATAAGCGTTCTTATTTTTGATTGCAGAGGTGATTCAAGATCGCTGTCTGTAATTTTTCCTATTACGCTATAAAGTGCGGAGTAATTACCACGCTTAGAAAGTTTTTCGAGTTCTTTTATTTGACGCGCTACATCTTTCTTTAAACCTTCGTAATCGTATTTTGCTAAACCTACTACTACGACTGCAGGATTTTCAGGACTTGCAATAGTCTGTGGATCGTCCATTACGATATATCCAGAAACTTCTGTTTTAGTTCTAGCTTCTTTTAATACGCTTATTGCTCTGTTTATCGTTCCCATCCTTTTATTACGTCCTTTGAAAAATTATTTGTTGAAAATTCTAATCGATCTACCAATTTAACTGCTCCACCTTGATTGTCAATTGCGACAAAACCTTCTGAACCAGTAACTTTAAATCCATTCTTAGTTCTAACAAAGGTGTCAATTGATTTGACCTTATCTAATTTATTTATAATGATTAATTTCGCGTCAACTATTGCGTTCATAAGCTGAAACATCAAATCTAGATTTTTCTTATTGTCCTTTGAAAAGAAACGCATTTCATCCTGTTGGCGTTGTAACACTGCTTCTTTTCCTTTAACACTTGACCTTTTATCGTATTCCTTTTTGTATTTTTCGTCAAACCACTTAATTAAATCCTTAACATGTTTTGCAGTATTCATAATACGCTGTCCTTTACGAACAAGAGTGTTGTTAAACGTTTCAATTTTAATCGCTAAAGCTGTATTATTTTCTAGTTCTGATAAAGTTGTTGATTTTATTTTCTGAAATATCTTACCAGCATTTGAAAGCTGTTCGGTGACTTCGTCAGTATCAACAGATGTTAAAGTAGCAGTGCCTGATAAATCTTTGTATTCAGCATCTTGATACCACACACTTGATTTCTTTTTTAATCCTTTAAGGTTAACGCCAAACGAGGCTTTCATCGAAGCAAAATCTGCTCCTTTATAAGTTGTATGCCACACCACTCCTAAATTCGCTTGAGTAATTTGTTTAGCTAAATTAGATTTTGCTGGAACTGCGTAAACAATAGTGTTTGGTTGAAAGGTGATCATTTTTTCACCATCAATCGTTTCACTGCTTAAGTCACCATTCGTAAACATTACATCACCTTGAATAACGTCTTTAATGCCAAGATCTTTTAATTCGTTAAATGCTACTACTAACTTTTCTGCAAGATCTCCAGAAGTGTCAGCTCTTACTTCAGCTTCTGACTTATAGACTTTAGGATCTTTATTGAAGATACCTTTTTTAGCAACAAAGAATTGTCCATCACTTGGATCGATCCCCGCAAATACTGCTGGTGCACCATCCCACTTTACTGTAACATCAGTAGATGAGTTGTTATTGCCAGCAAGCATATCTCTTAAAGAACGAAGCGCAAAAATCGCTTCCCTTGCACCTTTTACACCACCATAAATTACACGGTCTTCGATGTGTGTCATATGAGTATTCTTACCAGCTTTAGAAGCTTCTGACAAGTAATCACTAAAAGATTTTACATTCCTTGGTTCTTCAATTTCTATTACTAAGTTGGTTGAACCTGCTTTGTAAATTCTGTGGTATTCCATTTTAGAAATATTTAAAACGTCACCTTCTTCTAATTCATAAGGAATGCCATTATCCATTTGGAACATCCAACCATTTCCTTCAAGCACCGTTATAACACGATCAGCTTTATCGCGGTGCCATACGAGTTCATGCGAATCGGTGTTTGATTCAAATATGCGTGTTTTGAATCTACCGTTTGTTTTATCTGTATAAGGCTTGCTCATATTACCAAAAGAAGTTTCCTCCATCCTTTAAACCAAGTTGGGCTGCGTATCGTGGAAGATTACAGGACCAATATCCTGGTTTTGTTTTATCTTTTTTAGCAGCGCAGTTATGACGAGCCGCAAATGATTTACGAGCAGCTGGATCGCTGATCTTTGCTTTAAGACCAGATGTATCGCCAAACTGCACTTTAATTACGTTACCTTTGTCATTCTTAACATAAACATAAAATTTCTTTTTACCGCCACGCTTTGGATCGTTTAATTCTACTTCTTTACCATTATATTCTGCTTCAACTAATGGGTGATCTAAAGGTACTTCTACACCTTCATACATTGCAAGTTCACCAATGTCTGTCGACAAAAGATAATCGTCAAACTCATTTAAAAATACCGATTCTTTTAAAGTTTTTGCTTCTCTAAAAAGTTTGTAGTAGTTTTCACTATGAGGACGAAAGATATTTTGTGCTAATGGTATATCGTTTTCCTTATGAAATAATATTGCCTTTTCTACTATGTCCATTAAATAAATTCGCCAGTGGATTTAGGTTTTTGTCCTTTTGGAAACACTCCAAGTCGAACATTCGCAATACCAAATTGGCCACGAGTTCCTTGATAACGTGCCACGTAGTACGCATCATACTCGCCCTTTGGTTCTTCACCATTATTAGCATAGTGAGTAGATACAATCTTATAACCCTTACCGGTCTTCTTAAGTTTCATATGACCTTGGTGAAATTCATCTACATTGTTTCGTCCACGTTTCTTACCGTAATCAATTCCCCAAACAGATTGATGAATAACTTTGCTATCTTTTACTTCGCGCCAAAATGATTCTTTTCTAGCTAAACCATTTGGTCGTAATTCGCGAACATCTTCAATAAATTTTTGTACACCCTTTGCTTGTTGTAAAACCGGATGAGTAACACCGCCGTATTGTTGAAAATCTTTTGATGTCTTACCCGCTTTATGCGATATCCATGCAACTTCATCACCATTTAAATCTTTTAGATGAAAATCGGCCTTTGGAACACCTGGTGTAGATTCCATTGCAACAACGTCTTTTAATCGACGCTTGCCAACGATAAGATCAAGCGAAGATACTTTATTTTTTGCCATAACCTTTGTCATTTCCTTTTGAAATTCTGCTAAGTGAGCATCTTCTGCTGCGGTTCCAGCACCAACACCCTTGCCGCCAAAATCAGGTGTCTTATAAAAGTCACGAGGGTATTCTACTTTCACGCGGCCTTTATCTAGCTTACCTTCAAACGAGCTTCTAAATCCTTTTTTATCGAATGGTGTAGCTTTAGTGGCATCGGCAAAAGATTTTTTATCGATAATGACATTACCGTGAGTAGTAAGAAACGGATCGCCGTTTTTAACTTTATCTTTAAATACTGCTAGTCGCAATCCACCGCGTTTAGTAAGATCGTTGTGTTTTAAAGCTGCGTACGCCGTAGCTTCACCCAGAAAGAATGTTTTAAATGAATTTAAATTAAGCATATGTTTCGATCATTCGTGTTAAATCGCTATCCGAAATATTTACTCCTGATTTAAGAGTACCAGCCTGCATATTTAAAGCGCGGGAAAGTTTACGTAAGTTAGCAGTTTGCTTAGACTTACCTTTTCGAAGTAAGTCAACTGTCTTTTTGCGTGTTGCTGAATCTAAATTTAAATCACCATCTAATTTAATTTTGTCAACGATACTTTCCATAAAGTCATAGATTTCTATGTCTGTCGGATCGATCTCAATCATAAATGCTCGAGTACGTATTGCGCCATCAGGATCAAGCTTATCCATCTTTAAATTCGAGATGAAAATAACCTTACCTGTAAATTCAAAGAAGCGCGGAATCTTCCCATCATCAATAAGTTCTTGTGGATCTTCGTATTCGTCGGGCTCAACAACGTTTTTGCCCATTTTATTCCATACGAGTTTCCTTACCTTTTTAGTATCAGTTGCAGCTTTAAACATGTTGCGTGCTTCCTGATCTTTTAACGCATCATCAGAA